GGTTCGGATAGGTCATTTTTTCTCTCCCTCTTTGGTTATACTATTATATAACCTCTAAGGGGTTATGGTCAAGGGTTAAGGCAAAGAAAAACAAAGAAAAACGAAAGATAAATTCCTAAACGCTGGACGGGTAGCCAATTCCACCCGCCCGAATTCCTTTGGTTCACTGTCCGTATCGGTAGAAAACCCCGTTTTTCTCGGCTTGCTCGGCTTCCCACTCGTTACGCTTGCGGGATTCTTCGCGCTGTCCTGACAGGCGCGGGTCCATGCCGCTTCCATCATCGAATTTGTTTGGGAACCGAACGGTTAGAATTCGGTGTCCGGTTTTAAGGACTTTCGTGTACCTATCGTGCGCGCCGTTAATTAATTCTTCGCGCTCGATACAATTGTTTGTGCTTGCTTGGTCCCAGTCGCCGCCACACGTCCACATAAGATAAAGACTGGTGCCGCCCTTGTCTGCATTGTCGCAAAGCACTGTACCGCACTCAGCGTCAATTACTGTAATTGTTACACCGGGTCCAACGATCTCGCCTCTCTGCCTTAATTCTTTTCCAAGCATGATAATTCTCTCTTTGTGTTGTGGGGTCTTCCCCGTTCTTGATATATACACCTTACCCTTCACGGGTTAGCGTGTCAACTAAAACCACAAAGAAAAATAAAAAAAGTTTCTAAACGCTGGACGCGAAGCCATCGAATTCATGCCTGCATTTTTTTTGGCCTATCCCCTTGACTGTTATCCGTTACGGGTTAGTGTGCTCCCATAGAACACCCGGCACGATACGCGCCACAACCCAAAACCCATAGGAGGAATTGCACACTTGCGAGAAATTACCCCTAACCCGTGCGAGGTTGCGTCCTGCTGCGTTCTGCGACAGGAGGCTATGCCTTGACTATGCCCAACACCCAAAAAGCCAGCACAGGCGATTCTGGGCGGCGTATAATTTTTGATAGGTGTATCTGCATGGATACGCTGTGCCCCTGTTCAGTATCTCAATTGATACGCTTGGCGTGTCAAGAGTACGCCTGTTCACTGGTCACCCGTTCAGGTGGTCACCTGTTCAGTGTGGACACGTCAAGACATTTGTCATGTCAAGACTGGACACGTCAAGGGCACCTGACACGTCAAGAGCCAATTCAGTCAATCTGGCGAAAAGGTAGGTTGAACCTTGGTTTTCGACATATTTGATATAAAGGCTGTTTTCTCTGAGAAGAAAGTCGTTTTTTATGTATTTTTTATTTGAGTTTTGTTTGCGTTGGTTGAAACGAAAGCTTCATCAGGTGAAACAAAAGTTTCAAAATCAAAAAAATCCACTCAAACCGCAGCATCCCGCTTTCGTTTTGTGTGGATTTCTTTTAACTTTCTCCATCCATAAGGTGTGAGCCTCCACCTCATTTGGTCATCATCTTCTGGTACACATTCAACAACGCCCTTCTTTTTAAGAGCGTGCCAAGTACGTTTACCTATGTGTAGATCGTTATCCTCAGTGCTGCCTGCGTCAATCGTTCCAGCGGCAAGAAACATTGCTCTACGCTGGTGTTCTGAAAGCTTTATACCCATAGCAACAACACCCTTAACGTGGACATGGTGGGGTTAACGAGAGACACGCGGGCTACCTAATCGCATGTAAGCCCTGCGTTTTTTTACCCTACACGCGCACAATAACACCGCATGCCTCTCTACCCCCCCCGCCTTACCCTGCCTAACCCGCTAAGGCTGCATTTCTTTTGGATTCACTGGTGATGCAAGAACATTTATTAAGCTGTGTTCCTGATGCTCTTCACAGTATTTCTTGGCCGCATCAAGCCCATCCTGCCCTATTACGTGAGCAAGTAAATCATCCACGTTTACTGGCAAATCTATGCCGTGCTCTTCTTTACAGTAGGCAATCACTTGAAAGCAACCTTGAGCCATCATTCGTTCAATAAAAGCTGGTGGCGCTGACAGCACCTCACCAATAATTTCAGAACTTTGAACCAAGTCTTTTATCAACACATCAGTTTTGTCAGTGAATTTCATTTTGAATTTTTTTTGAGTCTATATATCAAAAGGGGGTAGGGGATAGGGTAGGGGATACCTACTGTACCGCATAAACTTTCCCTGTAAATAAATCTACCGCATCTTGCAAATCATCAAAGTATTGACCGGACCTTGTGATGGTTTCCGTTGGGGTCACCTCAAAGAACCAGACAGCGAACGCGCCCGTGGGACTCAAAGCAAGCAGCGTACCCCTGCTCTCATTAACATCAAGAACGGTTGCGCCATTTGAAAGCTGTATTCCGCGCTCTGGATAGTGACGGGGTACTGGACCTGTACCAGAATTTAAACTCATATTTATCTCTCCCTATATGTGGTCTTACCGTAGGGGTATGAAATTTAAACCCCCATGGGGCAGCAGACTACATTCCGGCCTGCCAGCGGTCGCCATGGTGAATGAAATAGAAAAAGAGAGAGAGAACTATTCCACAAACCAGACCGTAAAATTACCTATACCTTAATCTCTTGTTGGCCCATAGGTCGTTGCGTACCCCTCGTCTACCATTGTTTGATTAACAGATTTAATTGAAACCTCTCCGTCAGGACTGACTGTCCAGACTTCAGCAATCCATCGCCCGAATTTCCCTGTCTTAGCAGAGCGTACACGCACATGCGTACCGGCTGGGAGCATCTGAGATAGAGCCAACGTAGCAGCGCGGCCAGCTTCACTTGCTTTAGGGCCGTAACTCTCAGGCGCATCAATGTTGGCAAGACGGAATCTCTCATCAAGCTTGACCTTAAAGCCAAGGTCAATGCACACATCTACCGTGTCGCCATCCACTACCCGAGTAACATGCCCTGCATACTGATACATAGAACCCCCTTCCGGGGTCAAGTATATCTCTTTTACCGGGCTCCCATCATTTTAGAATAATCAAACTTCTCACCAAGCGCGTCTTCAATATCAATTTCGCCGCCCGTAAAGCCTGTTACGTTCCCATTATACGTGATTGCAGAAGCAATAATTTTAGATTCTTTAGCTGCAAAAGCAATCCCAGCATCCGTAGGCCTCCACAGTCCAGAATGTTTTGTAGTTGAATCTGTGTTTGGGTGTCTCTCGATAAGGCCCCACCATCTGACTGTGGGGAGTTGATTGGTCTGCACCAGCCACCTTGGGGCCACATACGGAACATTGACCCAGCCATCTGCTATCAGCCTGTTGGCTTCAACCAGCCAAAGCAATGACCGGGCCATCGTTGAATTAAACTTTCGCTTATACCGTCGAACATATTTATCGCAGCACGGGCAAGTGGTTCCATCATCAAGAGAATCCATCACCTCTTTGCGGGCCTGAGATAACAATTTGTCTGAGCCAAAAAGCTGCGTCTGTGTCACTTCAGAAAACCAGCATCAGCCAGCAGCCATGTCAATATACCGCCGCCAATCATCAGTGACGAGACCGCAACACAAAGCATCAAACAGCCCCTAAACGCTTGGTGGGGGGTCATCTGGTCAGGGTCATTTACCAATCCAAGCATTAAAACTCCACAATGCTGAAGGTTCGATTTAACATTCCGCACATTCTAACGGCATCAACCTTATGCTCAACAGGCTCACCAAAATGGTCAACAGGCTCACCCTTAAAATTAAAGATGGCAACCCGGTATTTGTTTATCTTTTCATCAAGATAGACTCTGTACTTAACATTGTGCGCCATACTTACTGTTACCGTTAAGCAGGCAATTCCAAACCCTGTTGGTTTAATTATTCAATCATGTCGCCTTGACCGCTCAAGTATTCATACTGGCGCGTATCAACTTGCTTTTCAGGAGCGTATTTATCCAATGCCGTATTCTTGAGAACATCGCCGCCTCCCATACGTTTACGATACACAGATCCAATCTTCCAGCGGCTCTCCACTGAAAGCGGCCAGTCGATGACCTCCCATGGCAATCTCTTGGCGTCAGATATATCGGGAGCCATATCAAATGTCTTCGTGTCATCATCAGCGAACACATCAGCCCATACCTCTTTAGGTACGCGAGTCACCTCAACCAAGTCTTTAATGATACTCTTGGACTTCTGGCCCCACAGACTAAGCATGTGCTTGCCAGCCGCGTTCTGAACTACCCACTTCCTTAGTGAGTAGACTTCATCATGCCACCCCGGACCAGTCACAAACCTTCCAAGTGGCGCGGGAGCATCAGGCTTAAACGATGTGTACTTGACCCTACAAAGGCCAGCTTTAATCTCTGATGAAAGGTCAAGATAAAATTCTTTCCATTCGTTCAGATCCTCTACGGTTTCATATGGCGCACCGGTAATCAAAAATAGGTGCCCGTTTACGCATGGCTGTGCTGTATGCATGGCCGTTAGAACGCTCATCACCTCGGAATTCGGCACCGGCTTTCCAAATGATTTGCGGATTCGTTCGCTCAAGCCCTCTAAACCAAACCTGCTGACCTTTGGTCTGGACCTTATGAGTCTCCGCAACTGGCCGGGTCGCCTCACCGCAGAGAAGCTAAGGCTCTCGGAATCAAGAATTCCGCCAGCACTCAACTCATCAAAGAACGGCAAATCAACCACATCGTTCGTGATGATGTTGGTTCTCTCCCCGCGCTTGTGGAGAATTCCCATAGCCGTTTTGACTTCATCCATCCGGGGGTTTGCCACGAACGGTTGCCGGTAGGTGGTCGCGCAAAAGCTACACCGCTTCTTACAGCCCTTGGAGCCAAGCGCACCATACACTCCATCATTGTGCTGGAGAATTGGCATTTCCCAATCAATCCACTTGTCAGGAGTGGCAATGATTTCAGGCTCAGACTCCAGAAGCCACGGCTTCGCCTTGTCTCGCGTCAGATGTTTGATTTGGCTGCGCTCAATGCAGTGTGGGTACTCAATGAACATCTGCTGTAATGACTCAACGCTACCCCCCTTCTTGATTGTCGCCAAGGCTTCACGGACGAATGTGTATGCTTCGCCTACCGCACAGACATCAGCGATTTCAAGCACCATTTCAGGGCACGGGTCTGCTGAACCGCCAGTAATGACGTAAGGTTTGTGGTTGCGCTTTTCCGCGTTTACTTCAATTTTGTTTTTTCGTAGAATCCGCTTAACCATTGGCTCATAGCGGATCGCCCCCGGATGGGTCACAAAGAGAACGTCACAATCTTCGGCGCTGGACATTTCAATTCCGGCTTTTTGAAATTCCCACTCCAGCCAGATTGCATGAGTACCCCAAGTAAGGGGCAGCGCGTCTACGATTGCTACCTTCAACATATTATTCTCCCGCCATCCCACGCTCAAATAAAGCCATCAAAGACTCTTGCAGTGAATCCTCATCGTCTGACATCAGGAAAGTGTGGATTGTTTCATATACATCAATGGGTATCATGCAATTCATCTTACCAAATTGGAAAAGTTTATAATTGTTCCTTTTCCCCTCTGCATGGTCCATTTTCCCGTTTACGCCTCTGCTGCGTCCCTCGCACTCAGGGTGTGCGTCTGTGTCTGACGAAAAAACTGATCCTTCAGGTAGCGGAGCATCTTGGTCCAATTCGTCAAGCCACCCTGTCTCTACATCGGACAAAATCTTATCCAACTCAACATCATTCCAGCCAAGATTGTCCATATCTCCAGCAGACTCAAGGTCTACCAAAAGCTTGCCCAATACCTTATCGTCCCAGCCAGCCAATTCGCCTGTTCGGTTCAAGGCAAGCGCAAGCCTTTTTGCTTTGGTGTCATCAACATCAACCTCCGCAACCCAAGCCTCTTTGTGCCCAAGCCTACGCATTTCCTTTAGGCGACAGTTGCCGCCAATGACCACGTTGCTTCCCTTCTGGACAACAAGAACCTCAACCTGACCAAACTCAGATATGCTTGCCCGTACTGCTTCTTGATTCTTTTTGTTGTGGGTTCTTGCGTTCTGTGGGTCAAGAACAAGAGAGTCTAATTCCATACGCTTAAATTCCATTATCCCCTCCAACTCTTTGATGGTTTTGGCTCATGTCCAATGAATGACCAAATCTCATATTGATGGCCCTCTGGTGTTTGGTACACATCTATCTGAAGCCCAACGCAATTGATGGTCGCAGCGCCAACGTGAGACTGTGCCGCTACTTTATTCAAATGCTCCAGCATCTTCCCGGTAATAAGCATCCGTGTATCAATCTTCGCTTCTGGTCCACCGTATGTTGCCGTGTAGACTCTTTTGTCTGCCTCATTGTTTGGCATTTGTAGCGGAGAATATGACTCATGCATCAACGGGCCGGGGGGCCTTTTGTTATCGCCAGCCAATTCCTCTTTAATACTCATTGCAGAATCCAAACCAGCCCAGCAGTCTGAATGGCAACAGCAAGCAGTATGCTGAGAATAAGACTTCTGTATGGTTTTTTCAATTTAGACTTAGGTGGCGCCAACAGAAGGGCAACCCTATTCCCTGCTGGGGTTTCAACGACTAAGTTGGACATAACCGTCCACCCTTCGGCCATTAGCGATGCCAAGGCTGGGCTATCAATCGAACGCTCTAAGTCTGACGCATCTAACAGATGGACAATACATCTTTCGTTATTCATTTTTTCTCTCTTTTTGGTTTCGCATCCTTTCCTATAACTGCCATCCTAACACCACCACCAAATTCAAACGCAAATATGCGGGCGTTAAAGTCCTTCCTTCTCTCCGTCTTTTCTATTGATAAAAAGTGCCTCTTGTCAATGTCGCCAAGCTTGACGAAAGGTATGCCCTCAACAACCGTTCCGGGTTGAATCTTCAGCCAAGGTGATGATAGACGCACGTAAAGTAATTCTTCACCTATTACATACTTCAATTGACCATCGCATCTGCATCAGGTTTAGCGAAATCAATCACCGTATCTATGGTTTTTAGGCCAACAATAAACTTTCCGTCATCAGTACGTTTTGCTGGGCTTCCGGTCAAGGTAGACATGCCAATGGCAGTCACCACATCACCCCATGAAACGACAAGCTTCCGGGTTTTTGCGTGCTCTTTAAGGTCATCTACCCAAGCGCCCACAGTTTCATAATCAGGCGCATCCAATTGGATAGGCGGAATCATTCCTTTCCTGTGGATTCTCACAACCAAGCCATCCAACTCTTGCACGGTTGCTGTGTCTTCTTTCACATCAAGGACAAGGCCACAAGCAAGAGCACCGGAATTGTCTGTGCCGCTAACCAAGTCACCAACCTCCAATGCCGCATACTTTTGTGCAGACGGGAATGGTATCGTCATCTGAAGGGAGTCAACCTTTGTGCTGACCCTTGCGTCAAGAAGCTGAAGCAATGGTGCAAAGTCCGTTGCGCTACCATGAATCCGATACTTAATAGTGGTCATAGAAACGTCATTAACCACCCTTAGAACTACCTTTCTGATTTCCGCAACAGTGCCGGGAACGACCTCTTCCCCGGTATCAAACGAAACAACCGTAAGACGAACGTCATCGCGCTCAGTGGAGTCGTTGACCGTCACCTTTCGCGTTCTGGTCATGCCGTCTTCAACCAAGAGCGCAGAACCGGGTAGCACATGCTCCAAGGCGTCAGAAGATACGGGGTCGGCATCCACTTGGTATGAAATGTCCATATCCCAAGCCAACTCACCTGAAGCATCGCGCCTAATGGCTACTGCCGCCAGTGTTCCAGCAGCCTCAGATGGCATATTATGAAAATCAATCATTTACTCTCTCCACTTTGTTCACGTATAGATTGTGGGGTTTGCTCCCACGTATCTGCAAATACACAAGCCTCTCTGTCAAAATACAAATAGCACTTTGAGCCGGGCAAACCAAACTCACTCCTAACCTTATCTATATAAACCCACGCCGCTGTCTTAGACTGGTCATCCGTAGGCAATACGCGGGTAACAACAAGCCCCATGTGGGCATCCTGCTCAATGGCAGACGCGCCCTTTAGGTCTTGAATTTTCACCCGCCTTTGCTGTGAATGGTGCAATCGGCTTGGATGGGCAACCAGCACCAAAGTTACCTTGTCATACACCGCAAGCGTAGCAAGAGCCCTGACCACATTCTCAATAGCCCTTCGCTCATCAGGAGCAGACGGGTTCACTAAAAAGCCAAGGTGGTCAATGACCGCCATCTTCACGCCATGGCGACGGACGGCATAGCGAACAGCCTCTATGACCTTCTCAGGACTCATGTGCCCATAGTGGTCTACAATATGAATAGGCATTTCACCTAATTCTGATAACGCCTGAAGCCTGTCATCACTTGTTGCGCTACTGAATTCACCGCCCATTTGTGCCCTTAGAAGCTTTTGGACTGTGCCTATTGGCCTCTGCTCAAACGATGTAAGCAATACCGGGCAATAGTTTCTTGCCTGCTCCAACGCTACCCAAGTAGTGAAGGTGGTCTTGCCAGCGCCAGTATCTCCAGTGACAACCACAAGGCCGGGACGCCACCCCCCAATGCAGGCATCAAGCTTTTTTAGCCCCGTGGTGCTTCCCTTCAGCGATTCAGGCTGATTAATTAGTGCCTCAATATCCTCCGCATACTCGTCTACGCGGCGAAGCTTCAGGTCCATTAGTGGCTGGGCACGCCCAATAGACCGCTCTATTTCGTCAGCAGAGACCCCAGCAATAAGGCAGTCACCAGCATCCTTTTCCGCAAGAACAGTCCGTGAACATCGGTATTCACCAAGCTTCTTTGCTACATTCTTTGCCCCGGCATCACCAGCCGCGTCTGAATCATAAATCAGATTGAATGACTCATATGGCTCAAGCATATCAAGCCACTCTTCAAGCCATGACGATGCCCCAGCAGTACCGCTCACAACATTTTCTTTTACGCCATACTGCCACATGGCAATCACGTCCATTTCACCCTCAGTGATATGAACCGTGCTCGCTTTATCAACAGACAGTTTGTGGGCATTAAACAGCGCAGACGGCATGCCGGGACAACGCATATAGGTCTTAGAGGTTTGACCATCCTTGCACAATCGGTCATCACACCCTGAGCCATTACATACAGGGCATGTTCCGGGTATGGTTCTGAATCGCATATTAACCAAACGCCCGTTGCTGTCGTATACGGGGATAGTCAAAAACCATCGCGAACCCCCGCCGCGAACCCTTACCTGATGTGCCCCAAGCTTGAATTCTGACACTGACTCAGGGGTCAGCTTCCGCTCATTGTAAAGATAATCTAAAACCGGATTCTGTACTGATTCTGCTGATGACTGCTCAACAAGCATTAGCGTTGAATGACAGTCATCATCCATGCCATCACGGAAGGCAAAAGGAGAATTTGAATGTTTTGGGTTTGGCTTTGGTGGTGATTCAGGTCGGGGAGATTGCCCCCTTTTCGTTCTACCTAATGCCCGCTCAAGCCCTGCGGTAAGGTCTTTGATTGAGTCAACCTTTACGTTTGTGCCTCCACGCTTCAGCACGGGGGCATCGCCAAACGCCTCTCTGAGATTATTCAGATGGCCCTTGCCGCCACACCTCTTGCAGTCCCACAGCCCAAGCTTCTGCTCACTAAGGTTCACATACAGGTGCTTCACCTTCTCGCATAAAGGACAGTCTGTGATGGCGTGCATGCCGCTGCTCTCATTCCGTAGCCTGACCAGTGATTTTGAGCGTAGATAGTCTTCAAGCTGGTCTCGATTCACAAGCCTCTCCGCGCAAATGGGCCAAGGTCAACCTCATCCATCCTTGAATTAGAATTCTTTTTAGACTTCCACGCCAACACAAGCTGCAACCGTCCCTGAAGCTTTTGGCTTCTCAATAGATTGTCCAACCCAAGGTATGTGCGCTGGTCCTTGTTCTCCCCGCGCCAGAAGCGTGCTGGGCCCTCACTTGACTCATACGCATACTCAATCAACGTAACCAAGTCAGTGTACTCAGCCTCTTTCATTGCACCACGAATGACGCGCTGAACGGACGGCGAAAACTTGCAAGCCTCTGGCCTCTTTTGCCTTTGCCTCCAAGCCTCCCATACCTGCTTGACGCGCCCATCATACTCAGAGCATCGAGCCTCACGCTTTAAGCCAAACGCCCTTGGGCATAAGTCTTTACACTCTCTCTCGGTGGCAATTCGACCAAGCCTATTCGATAAGAATTCTTTTAACTCTGCTTTTTCAGGAGGCTCAATCTCATAGTTTGGGGACACCCTTAGTGCCCCGCGTTTTGGTTGTTGAAAATCAGGAACCCAAATTGAGCCATTCCCATATGACAAGACAACATTAAATGCTGACAGCAGGAAAATGGCTGAGTCACCAGTGGCGGGAGCCTTCAGCCCTATACCGCTGGAAAGGTCATCAACATCAACAATACCAAAACCATCACGGTCTACATTAGCGCATATAAATAAATACGCTAAACGACCAGCCGGGGGTAACCCGGCAAGTCGAATATCAGACCAAAAGGTTCCAAAAAGCACACGGTCTTGTGCCATTTATCACCTCTTAGAATGGAATTTCATCATCAGATACAGCCGCCTTCTGTGGTGGCTTCTTATATCCTCCTGACCCCTGTGACTGTTTCCACTTCCGGTATTCAGCATGACGCTCTTCACCGGTAGTAATCATGTCATCCCAGCTATCCCCCTGCTCCCCACGGTAAGGATAATACCCCGCCGCACGAACACGCTCAGTGCCTTCATTGTCCTTGTCAATCTTCATGTCAGCAATGACCGGACGGGTCATCAGAACCTTCTGCAACTCAACTTCGTTTTCAGCATCAAACGGCGCATTATTGCCAACCGCAACGGAATACTTTGCAATCTTCCACAAGGCCCTTTCAGTCAAGACAAAGGTATCCCACGCATAAGCGCCAAAATCCTCATTGTTTGACTCATCCTCAAGGTCTTGCAGACAGATGAATCGAACAACGACCATCTTATTTCCTGCACGACTCTCTTGATAATCCATGCCAACTGGCATCAAAACCTTTCGACCGGGTTTGACCTTTCGGTCACCCTGACTCGTCGCGTTTTGGGGTTGTACTATTAACGCCATTGCTCTCTCCTATACGGCTTCATCGCCGGAAATTTCACGAAACCACTCTGTAATATCGCTTTCAACGATACCACCCAAACTTCCACACGGCTTACACAAGACTCTGCTTGGGCCTTCCAGCATGGTTCTACGCAGGATTACTTTCCCGCCATCTTCATCCTCAACCTCTCGCTTGTGGACGTATCCAACCAGCGAAAAGTATCCAGCAATTTCATTACCAATTGCCCTTCCCTGAAACTGTGGAACAATGTGGCGAACGCCATCAGCATCTTCTGATATGGAAGACAATGCCGTAGCTACCACATGGTAGGGAACATCGCGCAAAATACGAACAAACCGCCGCATACGCTCCGTCAACTCTCCCCAATCTTTCATGCTGAAATCAGCATAGTTTTGCCGCCCAACCATGATTTCATCACGCATCATGCGCTGAATCTCAGTCAAGCTGTCCACAACAATCGTCTTGCAACCTGCATCACTGAAGGTGCCTGACATTGCTTCTTGAAAAAACTCACGTACAACGCCCATATCTTTCGCATGGACAACAATAGCGTCAGGGTTAGCGTGCTTGATTGACGCCATACCATTCGCCTCAGTAAGTAAAACAATGGGCGAAGGCGCTGAGACTGAAGCCCACGTCTTGCCAGCCCCACTGTTACCGTGAAGCAGTGCTTTTACATGCACAAGCCCCCCCAACTCTCCAGCCTTTATTAAATCAATAGGCATCAAATTCTCCTAAAACGGTAGAGTATCTACCTGTGTTGTATTACCGTCAGGGGCATCGTTCTCAACCCCCTCCTTTTTCCATCGCTGAACCCTTCCCTGAACGTATCTGGCCCGCCCTTCAGGGGTATCGTTTACACAAATTCCCTTATAAGAACAGAAGCCTCGCATACATACAGGTTGCCGGGGAAAGGCTCGCGTCTGGTCCTTGCTTGAAACCATTTGCCTACGCATCAGTGCGTGCCTGTCGGCTACACCGGCCATCTCCAATTCGTACCGCAACAAATCACTCTCACCAACAGACCCCCACTCACGCTGATACAACTTGTGGTCTACGGTCTCTTCAAGGTATTGAAGGTGGTCTTGATAAAGGTGCTGGTCATCACGGTCTTTGATTGCTTCCCTGTAAACCCAGCTTGGAGTGTTTCTTGTTTTAGCCAGAGACATAGAGCCATTCTTTAATTCTGATGGCGCGTACTGCTTGGCGGTACTCACCACGTCATACATATACCCAGCAACAGGGTTTGGATGATTTTTCAATTCCTCCCCAAACAAGCCACGCTTACACATTGAGCGAAGCATCCAAATGTATCCGGTTGTCTGTGGGTCAATTGATAAGCTTTCAAAGTATGTCTTTGGTGACTTGCTTGTCTTGTGCTCCAGAATCCACAATGAGCCTGTTTTCTTGTGCCGCAACAGTCCGTCAATCCGACCTACCTGATACCACGGCCATCTAATCATTCTTGGCTCAAGTCCGTTTTCAAGGTCCACTCTGGATGCAAGCCTGATTTCTTGGCTGTCTTCCACGACTGGAACATTTGTCCTGAATGGCTTTGTGCCGTCCATTATTGGCGCACCCAAGGTCAACTCAACACCAAGAACCTCAAAGCCAGCAGGAGGCTCATGGCCCCACCGCTCAAGGTATCCTTCGCACATCTTGACTAAGGTACTCAGTTGCTCTTGGAATTCATCCTCAGTCATCAGAGGGTCATCAATATCAATCAGCCTCTTGCGCCATCTGTTAGCAATGGTAGGGATTGGGCCAATTGGACCCCACTCCTTATGCTCATCACAGCACCGGCAGTCTTCATCCTCTGTCCACGTAGGCGCATTTTTTTTCAGCGCATAGCACTTGATACACTCATTGAGCGCCCATGATGGGTATGTAGACGCAGAGCCTTCATCAGCCCACCACTGCCATATATCTTCCATCACCTCATGGAACGCTGTGCCAAGTCTTGCCGCTGGGCCTGATTCAGTATCAAGCCGCTCTGAATACTTAAACCACCACCGCTTAGGGCATGCAGCCAGAACACGCTCACTATTAGAGATTGATATGAACTTCCCATTCTTAGGAAAGGCTGGCCCACGTTTCCCCTCATATCGAGGAATTACTACTTCCAATTTTGGCATAGATTCTCCATGCCTACTCATACGCCGCAACAGGCAAAGCGTAACCCCCAAAACTTCAATTCAGACAAAATGTGTCCGGTTTACCAGTAGGGGTTACAAATCAAGATGATAGAGGTAAGAGCATGTTAGGAGAGAGAAATGAAAATCAAACTACTTACCTTTAGTGACCCGCTGACTAAGAGCGAAATCAGAGAAGGAGACTGGACACCAGAAGCGTTCCATAAACGCGCACAGGATGGGGGATGCGATGTTTCGCCAGTCTCTTTGTCTTGCAGCGGCATGGCTATGATGAGCGACGAAGATGACAACCTCAGACTTCTCCTTATATGTGAAGACGGAAGCGCAGCTATTGATATTTCAATGGACGCTGAGTCATCTGAAGCAATTGTTGATGCCGTTGAAACGGGCCGCGCTCACATGATGGCACAGGCCTTGTTGGGCTTCATTGATGAGGTAGGTGACACAAAGCTAAAAGAGGCAAGTGACCTTGTTGCCGCTGGAATGTTTGGTGGTGTAGAGCCCGGTGAATCGTGACACTATGGGTAAATGTTGACTCAACCATTAGCTTCTCAACAGTGGACGTTGAGCCAGCTTTTGTAAGTGACCTGAGACAACACCTCACATGGGAAAACCCGGCATGGCGTAAAGCCTACAATGGCGGCAGGCCCACTCGCGGGATTGCCTCACACCTGTCTTACCTCCGGGTAATCAGGGACACTGCATTTGCCCCACGCGGGGCTGTCCATTTGATAATGAGGCTGGCGCACAAGCACGACATAACGCTTGAGTGGAAAAGCGATGTGGTCTCTGACCCATCCAACACATGCGCCCTTGATGATTTGAATGTCACGCTCCGACCCTACCAAGTCGATGCAGTCAACACCCTCATAGAGAAGGTTCAGGGGTATGTTGTGCTCCCTTGTGGTGGCGGCAAGACTACGCTCGGCGCAAGTGCGGCAATCATGCTTGGTGAGGCCACAATCATCTGCGTACACACTGAAGACTTGGCATACCAGTGGGCTGAGACCATAGAGCATCTATGCTACGAAAAGCCGCGCATAGTCGGCTGCGGAACACCAAACGATATGACTGCGCTCCAGCATGGAGAGATAGCTGTCTGCTTGATTCAGACTTTATCAAAATCAATCGAAAAGTCTTTACCGCTTATCCAGTCTGCGGGAACCATCATTATTGATGAATGTCACCACGTCGCAGCAAATTCATTTCAACGAATCATCAGCAGATGTACCGCACGATTCAGGTGGGGGTTGACGGCAACACCATCACGGCCAGATAACCTTGATTTCCTTCTTGACCTTCATATCGGCCCGCGCCTGTTTCAGATGTCCACAAGCGAATTGGTTGACCTTGGCTTTCTAATGAGGCCTGACGTTCAGCCAATCTATACGCAGTGGTCGCCAGCAGAGAAGGACTATGACAAGGATGGTCGGCTCATTTACGCAAGGGCCGTAACCAAGGCCTGTAAAGATGGAAGCAGAAGCCAACTGATTATTGACTTGGCGCGAATGGCTTACCAAGAAGACAGGACAACTATGATTCTTGTCCCACGGGTAGGCTACGCAACCGCTCTTGCAAAAAGGCTTCAGCAAGAAGGAATCAGCGCCACCGCTGTAACTGGAAAGTCCAACAAGCAGGCCCGCAAGCACCGCCTAAATGATGTGAGAAACGGTAGGTCATCTGTAATCGTGGCTACCCAACTTGCTGACGAGGGGCTTGATGTGCCCAACCTTGACTGCCTGATTCTCGCTACTGCGGGAAGGGCACAGGGCAGAGCGATTCAACGCGCCGGTCGCATCATGCGTATTTCAGAAAATAAACAAAAACCAATAATCTTTGATTTGATTGATGGTGGCCCGTTTAAGTCGCAGTGGAAATCGCGGGTCAGGGCATACAAAGAACACCTGAACGTCGAGCCATTGAGTCCTATGAACCCAAGTGATGACCTAACAAAAGTGTTTCAGCCTCCGAAAGAGTTTCTGTTTTAATTTTGAGTGAATATAGGTACGCTACCGACATCTTGGTGCCAGTGTACGCCATCGAACGAAAAGCAGACGCCGTGCTCTGGACCGGGAACGCCGATCTGGATTGATCCATCAGCAATCCCCGCCTCCAGAACGCCAAGTGCTTCAGGCTCTGTCCTGCCTTCGCTCAACGAGGCCAGCGCCCCGCTGCGATTGTAGAACCATCCTTCAAGGTGTCGCATCTTATTCTCTCTCCTTTAGTTTTAGATTGGGGATACGGGGGTTTCCCCCCGCTCCCTCTCTTTTCCCACGCTGTTCACCGTGAGGGGAGCCAAGTCCATCTTCCAAGAGAGCCAAGGGACTCGGTTCTTGTTGGCTTTCGCCTCTCTCTTGTTACTTATAGTATAACCCATCAGGGATTAGCGTCAAGGGTTATTTGAAAAAAAGTTTCTCAGCTTCCCAGCCATTCAAAAGCTTTTGCATTGCAATCGTCAATGATGGCCTGCCAGAAATCAATGACATCTTGACCCGCTCCGTTCTTGCGGGCCGTAGCCATCCAGCTTTTTGCCCACCGCTTCCGTTGTCCGTTCGTCATCCACATTTTCTCTCTCCTTGTTATGCTTATATTATAACCCCTGCTGGATTAGAGTCAAGGGTTATTTCAAAAAAAGTTTATTTTTTTATTTTGCTGTTGCCGCTCTCAAGTGACCAGACCATATAGACTGCACTTCCAGCGGCGATACAAATACAAAGCGTGGTAAGCAAAGCAATCATTAGCTAAGGCCCTCGCATCCATCTGCTACAGTCAGCTTTCCGTTTGGCGCTTCTGCGCGGGCAACCATATAAGAGTCTCCCGCATAGTCTACGCACTTGTGAAACACGTAGTTAGCGGTCCATCCGTTCTGGTTCTCAAGTGCTATGAATCCAAACACCAGACCAATCAACTCAATGTCAGCAGGGTACATCGCGCAGCCGCTTTTTGCGTACTCTTCAATCAGCGCCAAGGTGTCCTCGATGCTGCGGGTTTTGCGGGCTTGGTTAGCGATTGCTCTAAAGTTGTTCATTTTTGTTCTCTCCCTCTTTGGTTATACTATTATATAACCCGGCATGGATTACTGGCAACAGGAAAAGGGAAAAAACTTTATTTTTTTATTAAGGCTATTGCTCCGGGTAGCCAATCTGCTCCACGAACGCGCACGCCAATCTCATTCAATTCGTCAGACGTAAGCGATGCAGAGCCGGATGCAGCCCTTTTCTTTGCGGCCTTATCTGCTGCCCATTTGTACCATCTATCTTTAAGGTCGCGCCACATGACAACCCAAGTGCAATTGTGTGCGTGGCTTCTGATGAGTATCAAGCCATGACCGTTCTGGTCCTGATTGCACCACGCTGTCATCTGGTCTGCTTGATGCTGGGGAAGCATTGAGAACGGCCAGCGTGCTGACTTAAACTCTTTGGCTTCCATGATGAATGAGTATTCACCAGCCTTGGCCACATAGTCAGGTGGGCCATGACCAGCGAACACAGCAAGGAACTTACCCCCATCCATACGCTTCAATATCCGCATGGCTGGGGGCGTTCTAATTACAAACGCATAGCCAGCCTTGGCGTATTGGGCGTGCTGAATATCCAGCCAGTCCTCCCAATTACGTCCACGGTTTGCATGGCTATGCTGTCGGCGCATGTTTGAGTTTCTTGCGAAGGTGGGCACCACTCTTCGGTTTCACTACAACCTCATAATCCAAGTTGTCGCAGATTTTGAGAACCGCAGACCAAGGCGGTTGCCGGTTGTCGGTTCCCGTTGCCCATTGGCTACAGCGTTGTGCTGTCACACCACAAAACTCAGCAAGTTGAGCAGATGTCCTACCCTCCCTCTGAGCCAACCATTCTCTTCGCAAATCTCTAAAAACGCCATGCAGGGGTATGCTGTATGTAGCATCCCCGGCATCGGCATCTAAAACTGTATCTTCCGGCATCTATGCCTCCTATTCCTCCGTGAATTTTGCACCCAACCGGCCAATCCGGTTGATTGCTGATTGGCGCGTTACGCCAAACTGTGCTTGCACCTCATCACCGCTAAGACCTTCAGCAATGATATGTGCAGCATCAAGCTGTCCCTCTGTTGCTGACTCAAGAGCCTGCTTCAGTTGAACCTGCTTGAAAATGTCTACCATGCCGGTATCGGCAAGGTCTTGGATGCTGCTGCGGGGAATGTCATCCTCTCTACGGGTCATGCTTCCCTCACCCAAGGGCAGGGGAGTCTTGGAAAGCTGACGAGCGTTCCGTGTGTGGACCCGGCGAATCTTCCACCAGATAAAAGTCGAACCACTTGGGGACTTCTCTCGGTCCCAAGTATCAAACTTAACTACGATTTCAGCAATGACTTCTTGAACAAAGTCTTGGTCCTCTGCGCCACGTACTCTGCGGCAAAAGCCCTCAATCTTGCTCATGTTTGCCAAAACGAAATTCCATGCTGCTGCGTTTGCTGTGTTCATTTTCTCTCCCTCTATTTGTATATTACCCTGTTTGGGTAACTGTGCAACCCCTTGGGGTTAAAAAAAGTTATTTTATTTTTGAAGCCGGATGACTTCGTTCCTTTCTCTACATACATATTCACCCGTTTGGGTTAGGTTGTCAACCAAGAAAAGAAAGAAAGTTTGTTTTTATTTGGTTGGACACAACTCAATAGCTGGAGGCATCCCAAACTGGTCTTCCCAAAGTTGCCTCAACTTGCGGTACTGCCATCCCTCAAGAGCAGAGCCACCCTCAAGGATTCGCCAAAGCGCAACGCTCGCTGTCTTGTTGGACGGAGCCTGTTCAGCGTAGAACCTCACCAGCCTATCGTCCAAGCCGTTGATTCTCTCAGTCCACTTGATCGCCTTTCGGTACTCCTTCTCAGTAAGGCCTACACCGGTTGAGAAGCAGTCCTCTATGCCGCCAATCACTTCAACCATAGGCTCCCACCCGGTAAAGGGAATGAGAGCGTGAACCGCCATAGCAAGCCTTAGCCTTGCTTCATTGTCCAAGGACACTGCCGATTTGGTCTGTGGGGTCTTCTGCATAGGGGTCAATGTCTGTAATGCTGTTGCACATTTCTTTCATTACTCCAGTAATGTATCCGCCACTAATCGTTATGCCGAAAATCCTGAGACCGTTGCTCTTCGCTTCTGTAATGGACTCGCGCATGGCTTCAGTCATTTCTGCCTCACCATCAGTAACGAAAATCAAATCAGCTTTTTCGTCACTGATAGAATCCGGCAAATGATTCAGTGCAGCCATAAGTGGAGGCTCAAAATTGGTTCCACCGCCAGAGTTTTCTGATGCAATGTATTCAGCCATTTTTGCTGGACCGCCATTCACTTTTTGGAAATCAATCTTGGCGCGGCCTTTCCTGCCTGCGTAATTATCATCAAAGGATGCAATCTGGCACTCACCACGCTTGCTTATGTGTGCGGCGGTGGTGATGCTTCCATTGAACCCAAGGACGGTAAGCGAACGCTTTGACTTACGTGCAACACCAACCATGGCTATTCCAATAGCTGAAGCCCAACGCTCACACTCTCCGTCCATGCTGCCTGAGCGGTCAATCAAGACAACAACAGGACCACGCCCCTTCTTTTCGCTACCTTCAAGACGGTACTGCATAAGGGTGCGCTCAATAATTCCCTTCTTTACCACCTTGGACATAAGGGGATGACGCAGCCCTCCAATCTGACTTGGAAGCACTCTGGACAAGTCAGCACCACGCTCTACGTCCACAACCTCACTACGCATCTTCTTGTCACGTACTGACTTTTCTTGTGAAGCAACCCGGCGAAGCCTTCCCGCCTTCTGCATGATGGACCGAAACCTCTCACTGTCTCCGACACGCTCTGCAAGCTTGAATCGAGATTCATCAGCCTGCTCATGTGATGGTGGCGGTGAGCCCATACCCGGAGCAATCCCGTTCATGGTCTGCTTGGTCTCTTCAACGTCCTTTGAGATTTTTCTGAAAGCCTTTCTTAGAGCGGAGCGGGCCATGTCTTCGGCGGTAGGCAGGCCATTGTTTGAGGGTGCCTTTGATGGCTGGTTCCCCTCGTTGCCTTCACTACCCTCACCGGGGACATCCCCTTCATCGCCCTCATCATTCTGCTCATCCTCACGGTCTTGTGCAGACTGCATCAGGTTTGGAACCTGCTCTTGAATGGCGTCTATAAGGTCACGCGCTGCAAGCGCACTGAAATCCGGGTCACCCGCAACTGAACGCCTAAGCTGCTCAAATTCGCCCATATTGTCAATGAGTCTGTGGGCTTCTGTTGCCCATCCAACTGTTCCTTCTGCTTCATCTGGACTGCCGTACAGCCGCCCAAAAACCTCTTTACCAAACTCATTGGCAACAACATTGTTTTGCTTGAGGGTTTCGCACCAGCCATCGTAATCTTCGTTAGCAGTTGGCGCAGCATCATCATTGTCTGTAAGGCTTTCACCCATAACGTCCAGACTGCTACGCAAAGAGCCAGTGACGCTTCTGCTGTCAAACAGGTAGCCCTGCCAGCGTGACGCTACCCATCCACCAACAGACTTAATCTTTTTCTTAAAGTACATTTTCTCTCCCTCTAATTAGACTATACCATCTAACCCAAAAAAGGTAACCCCCTATTTGGGAAAAAATCAGATACCCCCAATCTGGCTACGCACTTCACGGGCAATCTGGTCTGCCATGGCCTGAACCTTGTCAGCTACATCACCCACAGCCTTGTCATCACCAAGATTACGAATCTCATTGAGCATCTTGCGGATTTCCTGATTGGCTTCCGCAAGCATGGCAACAGAAGCGCCACCAGTAGCCGCGAAATCCAATCCGCTGAATACCTCAGTAGCCGCATCCAGAAGACGCAGAGC